CGGAAGCATAACGCGGCGGCGGAAGCCTGGTATCGTTTCAAGGGCTTGCCCTTGTCCCGACTGGTAGTCCTTATACATATTTACGGCATAGGCAAGGCGTTGTTCGTGGACTTGTGTATGGTCACTTGAAAAGTCAACGCCTCGGAAATTGCCGTAATACCTATTATAGACATCTCTGCTTTTGAGCAGGTTTTTCTTTGTGATATATGAAGCCATAGCATTTACCACCCGTTTTTATTTTTCATAGGAACAGGTGCGGCATTGAAGATGCGCCTCTCGATATCTATTGCTCGTTCTCTATACAGGTTGAGATAATAGTTCGCCTTCTCCGGCTCATCATCCACCCATACATACGATGCAACGAGTATAGGAAGCAAAGCACAAAGGTCTTCATCAAGGTCGATTCTCACCGTTGCGGCATCTTCCTCCTCACTCATAATGATAGGAGAGGGCTTGCGGTTATAAAGGACCTTGTAAAGTCCTTTAGCATCATAGGGAAGCAAAATAATCCTTCCATTCTCAACACTATATCCCTGGTTGAGATAGGAAAGTCCCTCACTCTCCACGATAGGCGGAGTAGCAAGGCTCAAAAAGTCCTCTGTCAAGGCGCTTATATCATAGCGAGTAAAAGGCTCATAAGCAGGGACATCCTCTGCACTGGCACTGTAGATATATTTATACATTGCCACGTTTTTTACAGAGTAGAGATATTCGCCCGTGAAGTGAAGCCTTACCGCAGCATTGATAAAATTCCCGTCTTGCTTGATAAAGCCCTTATATGCCTTAAATCTCTGCTTGCTTGACAAGGATACCGTGCCTATTACTTCCCAGCCGGAAGGCTCTGAATATCTTTCGATATAAAGCATTCCGTCACCATCTGCCTCAAAATAATATGACTTGACACCTTCCGCAGTGAAGTAGAGGTCCTCCGTCTTCTCAACAGGCTCAAAGGTCGATTCTCGCACCTTATTTTCAAGGGGCTTATGGTTGATAATGCAAGCACTTGTTGCAGGTCGCAATGCGCTCACCTGCAACAAGGCTCTGTTTGCACTAAACAAAAATCGGCTTTCATCCTCAAGAGAATCTTCAAACCCTAACTGCGCCACGGAGTTATAGAGTTCGAGTACTGTCATACTATCCTCCTGTAAGGCGGTGATTTTTAATCAAGGGGAGTTGCACCGGCAAGAGTACCCTCGGTATGTACCGCAAGAGCAATGTGCTTCCAGGTATTGAAGCCAACACCGAAGCGGCAGTAGCCGTTCCAGTAGTAGTTTCTGGTATGGTCATCGATATTGGAACGGATATCGAGAGGGATACGGTTATAGAACATATTACCGTAGAGATTCTCGTTAGCCTCGCGCGACATTACCATAATTCTGTCATCGGTGGTTTCCCATCCAGGAAGCACTACGACAGTCCAGTTACCATACTGGGTGTTGATATCGTTGTTGTTGCTGCCGACAGTTCTCTCCGAGCCGACAACCTTCTTTACCATAGCCTCAAGTTTGGGGCGGTTGCAAGGAACGATTACAACGTCTGCAACATACTCCATAACCTCACCGTTCTCGTCCTTGAAGTTGCGGACCTTGTTTGCAAGGATGCCGAGTGCCTCCTCAAGTGCCGCAGAATCGGATGCGATATCACCGTAGAAGTAGTTGGTCTGCGTCTGACCTGCCATCTTATCGGTGGAGTACTTGTGTGCATTGTGGAAAAGGGGAAGACCGTCCGCAGTGGTAAGGTCAACGGTAGCCTTGTTGAATACCATCTCGGACTTGGTGCCGTTGATAAGCGCCTGGGAAGCGAGTTTGTGCATCGTCTTGTAGTAAGAACGGACAAACTTCTTGGGCTTGGACTTGATATCGGCAGAAATGCCGGTCTTGCTATCGTCAGCCATCTCCTTGGTGATGGTAAACTCCTTCATAAAGGTAATGTGCTCGATAGTCTTCTTAAAGGTGGATTCTACGGAATCATTCTCCGCGCCCTGACCCTCTCTTACGCTCTGGAAGGTATCAAAATCGGATTCACCGATAATGGTTTCAGCATATCTGCTGGACTTCTCGACGTTGAACAGGAAATCACGGATGCCCTTCGCCTTTTCGCAGGCATTGGATTCAGCCTCAATGAGCATCTTAATAGGGTGCTCAAATTTGCCAAACATAGCATCGTTCTTGCCTGACATCTTGCTATAAATGAAATTAGACATTTTTTATTCCTCCTTCTTAAAATCTTACGGTGATTTTATCACCGGCAAGGGCTGCGCCATTAAGGGCTACAACCGTTGCTACGCCGCCGTCTGTGCTGGCGGTTACTCTCAAGCCATCATCGGCAATGGTTACCTTGTTGCCAGGAACGAGAGCCGAGGGAACGGCACTACAAGCAACCTCATATACCTGGTTAGGCTCGATGCGACAAGCGGCAATAGTGCGCTTGGTAGTGGAAGCATTTACCTCACCCATAGCAATATGGGTAGGAGTAGCGCTGCCACAAGCGGTAAGTTTGCCGGCAGAGTTGAGAACGAGTGCCTGTCCGAGAGATACCGCCTCGGAAGCGGCTACGTCAAGGTATTCAGGCTCGGGCACGTTCTGTCTGCCGTTTTCAATCTTTGCAAGTTTGAACATAGTTTTAACCTCACTTTTTCATAGTCTGTTTGTAAAGAGCAACGATTTCCTTGTCACTCATATTCGGGAATAAATCTCTATACTCTGCAAGGGTTTTCTTGGAGATGGTGATAGAGTTATCCTTTGCACCTTTTGGAACGGTTGAACGGATATGGTCCTTCGTTCTGTTGAGTGATGCCTGCTTTGTTGCGGTGGCTACACTCGACATAACGGCTTTACCATTTGCGGCAATATATGCCTCCTCCGGTGTTAGTCCGGCATCTCTAAATCTCGCAAACTTTTGGAAGTTTGGAAGTTCAAAGACCGTCTTATACACCTTTGTTTCGGGGTAAGCCTCTTGTACGGCTCTCAGGTCTGCGAGGGTTTTCTTTTCAAACTCCTGGCGCTGTACAATTCTTACGGCTTCTTCGCTCTTGGCTTTTTCGGCTCTCCTGGCACGATATTCGTCCAGGGTTAAGTCCTCTGCTTCGGCAGCAAGCCTCTCAAGCCCTGCGGCACCTTCGTTACCATCTGCGCCAAGTGATACAAGGGTATCCTTGATTAACGCATCTCTCTCGGCAAGTTGTGCTTGAAGACGAGCAATTTCCGCATCCTTATCATCTGCCGCTACAGGCTCGGTCGCGGGCGGTACATCGTCCTCCTGGCTATCATTATCTTCGCTGCCATTGTTGTCATCGTTGTCCTCGTCTTCCACAAGGGCGTCCTCGTCTTCCTCTCCGGAAGCATCCCCTGCATCATCATCGGGAATAACAATGTTACCTTCGTCATCGTACTCCAACTCGTCATCCTCACCAGGCGTGTCATCCGTGGGAGGAATAATGCCTTCTGCCTCAAGGTCAAATTCTTCTACATCGTCCTCAAGGGAATCGAGTTCGGTGTTGATTTCGTCATTCATAGTGGTATCTCACTTTCTGCCTCTATGGGCTGTAATTACTTTGATTTCTTGCCATTGCGCAGGTCATTACCCTTGACAACGGTAGATTTAGGGGAATCCTTCGTAGTGGACTTGGGGGCATTGATAATACCGCCCTTATTGGTTGCAAAACGGTTGTCCTTATTACCCTTCATTGTGCTTACCTCCTTTTCAAGATTTGTTTTTGAGAACAAAAAGAGCCACACACACCTATTTGGTGTATATGGCTCTTATCTCAATGGATTTTTGGCACGTTCTTATTGTCATATTCAGTTGTCTGCACGGCGTTACGCTCACCGCACCGCTTGCACTTGAATAGCAAGCCCTCGACCTTGCTATTTTTCGCAAGCCCTACGCCATTTACTCTTTGACCGCATTTACGACAAATGAGTTTCGTGACCTCTTGTTCCTCTGCCGGAGTTATTAAAATTGCCATAGTTCCGTCCCTCCTAGCAACAATTATATCACGGATTTTACCGCAAGTTGTCGCCATTAATTCTACTTGGTGGAGGTTTTTTGCACGATTTTTCCGTTTTTGACTTCAAAACCGCACAGCACGGCAAGTTCTGCCTTCTGCTCTTTCGTGAGGCTCGACAAGCGGAGAAGGTAGTTAAGCAGATATTTTTTTGCCTTTTCGGCAGAGTAACCTTTTATATCTCCATCCTGGATGGAGTATCCCTTTGCGCAGAGAAGTAGCAACTTTTGCTGCGTGGGGATATTGAGTTTTTTGATAGCGGCTAATACCTTTTTGCGCTTGCTTCCACTTACCGTGTTTCCGTTCTTGTCCTTGTCGGATTCAAGCCCTTTCGTAGCCACATAGAGCAGTGCAAGGGTGTCGGCACCTACGGCTTTGGCAACAAGTGCACCATTTCCTCTATCTACGCCCAGGGTTTCTTCAATAGCCTGGTCATAATAAAGGTCATAGATATAGTTTACTGCCTCTGCCTTTAGTTCATCGGTGAGTGCACTATAAGAGGCATTGGCAAACAGTTTTTCAAGACCGGACTGTGCCGTGGAATAATTGGCTCTTACTGCGGCAATTTCAGCCTCGGAGAGTTCGTATTCCTGCCCATCAATAGTGATGGACGATGCCACACTCTTGGGTATCACCTTGAAGCCCTTTGCCGAAAGGGAGTAGAGTTCACTATGCGTGGTAGCACTCATATTTTCACCCATACGCTCATTGTAAAGCAGGCTCATAATGAATGTTGCCATTTCAGCATCCCCACTCTCAATAGCCTTGTAAAAATCGTTCTTGTAGTTCTTTTCATAAAAAACATTGTCGATTTTATAGGCGGCTTGTCCGTTGAAGCGCTTTGTCAAGCCATAGAATACATTGTAAATATTTCTTACGGGGATTCCCGTTGCCTGACCGATGGAATAAATAAAGTTCTTAATGCCAAGAGCAACCTCCTGGCTCGATGCCTCGTTACTAAATACATTGCCCGCAGTAGTCATAAGATTTTTTGCACCATCCAAGAGGTCATTTACCGCAGAGTATGCATAGTTGTCAAGGTCATATCCCTCAACAAGTTTTGCATAAGCATCTTTCACAAGAGGAAGACCTCCAAAGAGATTTCCTACGGCATCAAGGGTCATATTGAGAGGGATATTGTCCTCCTCGTCATCCTTCTTGTAAAGCCAACGGAAAGCCTGGGCTATAAGCGCCATAAATATTGCCGTCATAGCAAGTGCTGCACTCGATTTTGCCAACTTCTTTTGCGCCTTTTTAAGACGTGCCTGGAGTTCTGCTTTAGCATCAGCATCCGTTTCCGCTTTTATTCTTGCCTTGAGGACGGATACTTCGCCATAGGCGCTTATTACGCGTCCTATAACCTTCATACTATCCGAGGTGAACATTGTGAGAGTACGGAGAATCTCGTTGCTCGACCTCATTGCGCCCGACCTCTCGGTAGCAATGGAGTTCTGTTGCGTTTCAAAGATTACTTTTTCAAGCAACTTGCCGGCTTCGATTTTATTTTCTTCCGTGCCCACTTTCGCACCGCCGTTCTTTTCTACTTGCACCTGGCAAGCACCGAACAAACGGCTAACCACGAATCTATCCATCATACCGATAGGCTTCATAAGAAGGTCTGATACTTCGCCCACCTTATTCATCACCTTACCAGTCCTGCCATAAGCCTTGCCGGACCTATCAAGTACGCCCTGTGCCATAGCCGCAGTGTTGTCATAGTTACGAAGCCTTGCGAGAGGGCAATAAGTATCGATATCGGACGAAGACACGCCCATACCTCTTACTATGCAGTCATAGTCTAAAATGCTTGTAGAGGCAAAAATAGAGGACAACTGGGTAAACCATACTTTAGGGTTAGCACCAAGTTGATATTTAGCATAACTTCCGCGTATAAAGGCGAGAGCAGCCATACCTTCACTTGAGCCGGTGGGTATGCCCTGGATATCCGATATAAGTTTCTTGAAATAAAGGTTGCCCTTCTTCCACACATTCTCACTTGCGGTGCGGACACTTACAGGGTGATTTTTGTTTCCGGAGATATCAAGGTTGTAAAGGCGGTTGAAGGTTTCTATAGCAGGCTGGAGGTATGCATATTGACATACCGCGTGGATATGCCGCCTATACCTTGCGTCAACGGAGGACAGTGCGAGTTCCTGCCTTGCACCCTTTACAATATCCTTGTTGAAGGAGGCGTTGCTTACACGGTCAAACTCCGCTTTTATGGGGTCTGCGTCAATAGTCTTTGAGGTATATGCTCTTGAGATGGGATAATAATAACCGTCAGAGGCATTTGTATAGCCCATCCTTGCCATATCTCTCTCAACCTTGAGTGCCTTTGCACGCTCGTTATAACCTCTCTCAACGATAGCCATATAGGCTCTGTCGGTATCGGTAAAGTTCTTTGCAATGGTATCGAGTTCTGCCTGAATTGCCGCCTCAAGTTCTTCCTCGGTTTCAACCTCTGCCGCGAGGAATCCGTCAACTCTTTCGACATCTCCCTTGAGGTTTTTGAAGTTAAAGCCGTTGTATGCAGCACCAGCCCAAGCCTGCTTACGCTTCATAGTCATATACAGGTCAATGAGTTGTGCTTTAGGGATTTGATGCCCTCGATATTCCACCGTTTCCGTAGAAATATTTGCGATATATTTCTTATTTTCACGGAGGAAGGCATCGTACTCGGACATAATATCCATCTCGGCAACGTCTGCGCCCTTTGCCGCCGCCCTTAATTCCTCAAACATCTGCGTAAAGAAGCCGTGGTCATAATAGTCCATTCTCTCACACAGAGCCTGGGGGTCAAGGAATAACTCGGCATACCAAGAGCCTGCGAGTTTGCCAAACAAACCAACCTTGAGGGTTTTGTTTCTCTCTATGATTCTGTTATACTCCTGTGCGAGAGGGAGAGCCTCTACCATTTGCCCGCTACGCCATACCTTGCCATAGTTCTCAACAAAGTGGATAAAGTGTCCCATAACGTCTATCATAGTGGATAGGTCTGCCTTTGTAAAGCCACCTTTTCCCTCTGCGATAGTGCGGAGTGCCTCCTCAATAGCCTCGGAGTAATATCCAGGGTTTTCTGCATCCACATACTCAAGCAAAGTGGTCTTGCTTCCTTGATACCACAGTAGCAGGTCGGAGAAGATACCGCGAGTACCGCTTACATTAAGGTTGCCTCTAAATTTAATTTTTGCGAGTTTTTCAATGGAATTACGGAATAATTCGCTCTCAAACTGGGTGGAGTTCTTGTATTTTCCAATGCGGAGGTCATTCATTTTTTGTGCCTGTGCCATAAGGAAGCCGAGAAGCCTATCTCTGCCCTTGATGCTATCGTGTTCCGCTTTCCAGAAGTCTGCCCGTCTTTGCGCACTCTCAATTTTGCCTTCAACGAGTTTGGCAAACTTTGATTTTGCGCCGTCTGTCATAAAGGCTTTGAGTATTTCTTCCTCTACGCCTTGCACCATAGCGGGAATATCACTATCGGGCATATCCCAATAAGCAGATATCCACTTGTCCTTTACATCCTCTTTTGCCCTCTCATAGATGGCATCAAGTTCTATAAAGGCTTCCGCAGGGTGCATATCCTCGAAGTCTGCCATACCAGGCATCTCACGGGCAATATCGCATACGAAGACATCCATAGGAGTAGCCCTTGCTACAGTAGCGGTGCCGTTGCCCAGGGATATCTTTCGTCCCTTATAGCCCCACCTACCGAGAAGCCTACGCAAGCCGTCCTTGTCGGCAGTATGGCGCAGTTCGGAGATATCCTGGGGACTAAAGGTTAATTTGCCTATATAGGTGCTCAAATAGGTGAGTTTTTCCTGTGCCTCGATGATATCCGGATTCTCTACTTTTGCCTCCGTCAGCATCTTTGCAACTATAAACTCTGCCATATCGTGAGCGAAGGTAGCCCTTTCCTCTGCATCGGTGCAGTCATTCAAGCCCTGCCACAAAGCATCTGCTATCTCTCCTCTCGTTTTAGCCGTGAGGTCGGATACACCGTAGAAGCGGCTAACGATTTCAAGGGCGGTCTTTTTGCTATAAACCTTATCCCTTGTGTTGTTAGCAATAACTTTCTTTAGTTCGCCTACGGTGAGAGTGGAGGCGCCAGGACGCCTGGGAAGTCCTCGGTCTATAACCTTTTGGATATCAAAGGCAGGTCCGCTATCACTAAATGATGCTAACTCCGCAAAGAAATCGTCAAGGTTTTCGTCCTCGGTAAGAGCATATCTAAACTGGGAAAGGTCGCTTTGATAAGGCACCGTACCTTCCTTGAAAAAGTGGCGTATATCGGCAACTACTTTTCTTGCGGATACATTGCCTTCGTAGTAAAGGCTATCAACTGTATCACCATTTTCGTTGTCGAAGTCAACACGAAACTCCTTTTCTCTCCATCCAAGTCTTTCTACAAGACTTGTAATCTGCTCATACTGTGCCTCGGTAGGCTCTACAATAAGGTTGATGCCTGGAGATTCTGGAACAACGCGTACATTACCTCTACGCATAAACTCTATCATAGCATCCGTATAGGAATCCAGGGTGTAAATATCAAAGATATCCCTATGGTCTATTGCTCGATATCCGCCTGTTGCACCTATATTTTTGCCGGAAAGGTCAAGACGAGTGCCGTTCTTGAAGATATATCCTGTTGTATTCCAGTTGAAAGTTTTACCGTGCTTTTCAAGTACGTCCTGTTCAACGGTGTCGGGGAGGAGGGCGTATCTCATATCAGGGTTGCCGGTGGGATTTTTGTTGTCAAGCCTCTTGAATTGTTCAGGCTCAACAATAACATAGGAGATGCCTCTACTAACAACTTCCTGTCCGTATCCGCCTGTGCCGCCCTCATCTAGAATCAAGCCGTCATAATCGTAGCCTTTTTCTTCAAGAAATTCCAGAAGGTCAGGTCCATCCAGCCAGTCAGGTAAACCACTTTCCATAAGGTCAGTGCCGGTGCCCCATTGCTGATAGTATTCATTGTACCAGATATCCCTTTCGGCTTCATTTCTTGTGTCGAAAGGCTTTGTAATGTTGAGGTATCCGGAATAGGTATCAGGCTTATTAGCCGTTCTCTTGTATCCCAAACTGCTTGCACCTTGATTTTGGTAAGCATCTGCATACCACTTATGCTCTGTGAAATATGTTCCTCTCTTGAGTGCGGGGTATTCTGCGTTTGGAGTTCCGTGATAAACCACAAGAAGCCTTCCTTCTGCGTCAAGCACCTTGCTACTAGCAAAATACTCTCTTTGCGCCGCAGTAAGACTTGAGCCTTCGCTATCTGTAGCAGGAAGCGCAAAACGAGTACCGGAAAGGTCGGAGTTCCTATATACCTTCGCATACTGTCCTTCATCTCCGTTAATCCAGGCAACACTATCCAGTGCCACTACGCGAGAATGGACGCCACTTGCCTCTCCTCCGGCATAGTCAAGCGCTTGCTGATAGGAGGTTGATACAAATACACCGTTCTTTATCGCATAGGAACTGTAAACTCTTATCGTGCCTTTCTTCAATGCCTTTCGTGCATCCTCTATGGAGAAATCTCCCCAGTGAAAACTATCGGGGTCTTCCACAACCTCCGCAAAGGTTTTTATCTCAAGCGGAGAACGGATGCCGACGTGCTGGTCATCCCACATAGGATTAGTTTTCTGTATAATCTCAAATTGTGCATTTTGGTGGGGCGTTGCTCTCGATGCATCGTCAATAAGCCTTTGTGCCTTCGCACTTGAGGCTTTCTTCTTTTGTAGAATACGGGATGCTTTGCTTTCAGAGCCTCTGCCTCTTTCTTCGTACCATCTATGGTCTTCCAGGAGGCGCTTTTTAGCCGTTTCCGTATAATACTCATAGGGAGTACTATATCCAGCCTTCAAGGTGCTTAACTTTTCATTTATGGCATACGCCTCGTGGAAAGGCAAGTCCTCGAAATAGGGGGAGTTTTTGATGCTCTCTAATTCTTCAATGCTTTCGGTGACTTTTTCGCGGCTCTCGTTTTCATAGGTCGCGTAAAATTCATCATCGAAAAGAAGCGCCATATCTTCATCGGTTAGTGCATACCTTGTGGTATCATCCACCAAGAAGGACCTAACATCAGCAGACCACCCATTTGCCGTGCGTTTGAGGGGCATATCAAAATGCACCTCTCCGTCAAAGATATCGTTGACACGCAGTTTTGTTGAAGGAATTTTGAAAGTGAGGACCGTATCTCCATAGTCAGAGGCATAACCTTCGCTCTTGCTTGAGAAGAATAATGCATCTTCTCTCGCTCTCATAATGCCCGTTCTACGAATAGCGGCAGCACCTTGTTCACTTGTCCTGTGATAAACGGTGATTCTGCCATCAGCCGACACCTCTGCACTAGGGTCATAAATGCGTAATTCCTCAAGCAAATCTTCGTTGACATTAGCATTCTTATTTAGGGTATATCCGTGAACAACCTTTGTTTCCGAGCCTTCTGCGAGGGCATAACGCATATCCGAGGTCGATATATCGAATCTTCTCGAGAGAGGGATAGCCTCACCATTATCATCATAAGTTACAGGGTCGGCTGACTTAACAAGGGTGTTATCCCATAGTACAGTTTCATTGGTGTGGCGCAAACCATCGTAACCAAAGATGCTGCGAAGGTCGGCAAGGATATCCGTATGAGAAGCAGATGCTCTATCCAAAACAAAGTTTTGAACTTCAAGCAAGATGCTCATATCGTTTTTATAGGACACCCAGGCTTCTACACTATCTGCATAGCGAAGCACGGTATCCTCCAAAGCAACACCGTACTTTTGAAGGAATTGCTCGACCTGTTTTGCGGTAATTTTTCTTTCTCCCGCGTAGGTAGCAATGTTATCTGTCAGTAAATAAGCATCCTTTAATGTGCCATATTCACCCGCTTTTGCCTTCATAGGTGAAAAATAGAATCCTATGCCATACTGTCCTCTGCGTGCCTTTTCTGCATCAAACGAGGTAAACGAGGCGGAAGTACCGTGATAATAGTGCATCGGCTTTCCATTTTTAAGAGTTCTGGCGCCTGCCGCAACCGCGGCTTCATCTACCATAGCCTGTGCTCTTTCCATATCTCCGCTTTCAACAGCAGAGAGATAATCATTGTCACTTGCGGATTTTTTTGCGTTTTTTTGCTTTTCGACCTTGACATTTATGGCTTTTTGGAGTATACTAGTTATGAAGAGGCGAGAATCGCTTTCATCGGACCAGTTCGTAAGACTGTCATCTTGTGAAAGTGTTGTTGCCTCTTCTGCTTTTATTGCAACAACATTGTGCAGGTATAGCCTTTGATTTTGCGTATCTCTTTGAAGCATTACGCCCATATAATAATCAGTATCGCCAATTTTTATGGGAGCAGCAATAACTATACGGTCAACATCCGTTCCTGGCTTCTTCTTTGAAAATATTACTTTGCCTTGTTCGATTACTGCGGGAATTGCCTCAAGGGAGGCAACCTTTTCAGCAGTTATTCCGTGCCTGATTTCAGACTTCACACTCGCTCTATTTAACGCAATGTCACCAAATGCTGATGAGGCAATATTATTACCCAGAGCATCAAAGTATTCAAGGAATAAGTCAAACGGCTTTTTGCCCGTTTTTTCAAGTTTGCTTGCATCAATAGTGGCTACTGCCTCCATATCTGCAATAGCATCCATATTACTTGTGATTTCTGCCTCACTGAAAGAGGGATACTTAATCGCAAGCCTAGTGCCGTCATCACCCTCAAGAGTTTCGTTATCCTCGTCATTATCACCCGTAACGCGCATATTTTCGTCAAATGTGCTTGTTGCGGTTATTTTTTTAGCATTTGCACCTTCTAATGTAAGTGCAAGTGCGTTAGTGCCTTGATGCTTCTCGGAGAGGCTATCAAAGAGTTTCTTATACTGACGGATAAACTTTCTCGCCTGGGAGGACATTCCTTGCAACTCGGAGTACTCTCTTGCGGACTGACGGAAGAAGGAAAGCACCTTATCTGCGAAAGTAGGCTCTTTGGAGAGAATATAGTCCCATACAGCCTCACTCTTGAAGGCTTCCTCAACACCCCTT